AATTTAAAAACTATAGAGCATATTGAATATCCAGAGCCAGGTAAATTAGTTGTTTTTGATTCTTTAATACCTCATAAACCCACATCAGACTCTTCAATAAGTCCTTCATTTAGATTTACAATGAACTCAGTTTGGAGTTGACTATATAATTTGTTGAGTAAATAGAATTATGTTACAAAAGATAGTAAATGGAATCGCTATTGCAAGTGGTGTTATATCTCTCACCGTTGTTGGTCTTGGCGGTTACGTATTCATACGCAAGGATGCGATTATCGATAGCGTCAAAGGCAAGGTAATGGAAGCAGTCTCTGATAAACTTGGTAGTTTTGGAGACTTGGGTGGAGGAAGTTTAGGTTTACCATCACCTTCAACACCCACACCAGAGGCACCTGCATCACCAATACCATTAGGTTTTTAAGGATTAAGTGTCTATATATAATATAGACATATTGATCCCATGGCTGAAGCAGTTAAAAAAGAAGAAGTAAAACCTAAAGGTCCTCTAGGTAAATTAAAAGAGGCAATGGATGACAAAGAAGAACAGATGGCGATCCTAAGTACTTTTGTAAGACTTGGGATTTTAATCTGGGCAGGTGGAATACTGACGTTAAATTACGTTCAATTTCCTGGTTTATCAAAACAGGATAATATTGATCCAACTTTTATAGCTTCGGTCTTTACTGGGGTACTAGCTACTTTTGGTGTCGAAGCAGGGCAAAGGAAAAAGGCATCTTCATCAGGAGGAGGAGCAAGCATATCAAAGAAAGATATGGAGGTATTAATTGAGAAAGCAGCAAATACAGCACCCGCACAAACAATAAGAATTGAGCAAGCACCAATGGTTCTTGCACCTTCAGTACCACCTAAGAAAGGATAATGGAAAAGAAAGAAGTGAAATGGGGTAAATGGTTCGCCTTGGGATTGGGTGGACTTATTGGTTTATCTCACATTGGTATGATAGGTTCTTTATCAAATCGTCAAAGTAAATTACCAAGCATCAATTTACCAGTTGGTCCTTATACATCATATGAAGCAGAAGTTGGACATAATGGATATAAGATAAGTTATAAAGCAAACGATCCAAAAGTAATGCGTGTGGAAAGGGATAGTAATACTAAAGGTGGGTTTCTTGGGTTGGCTAACAACAAAGTTAAAGTCGTTGAGCAATACACGATGGACGGTGCAGTTCACAATAAATCAACCACAATTACAGAAGGAACAACAAACGGAAAATCCGAAGCTTGTATCAAAGCAATCGGAGGAGCAGAAAACACAGGAAGGCTCGTTGGTTCAAGTGTTGGTGCCAGTGTTGCTCCTAGCGTCGCTAATATTCCCATTATTGGTTGGGTTGCTGCTGGTTGGGTAACGATGTTCTCTGGTAATCAAGGTGCAGAGATTGGTGGTAATATGGCAGAAGACTTAAGTAAAGAGTGTTAGTATGAAACCATATCTGTTATACATTTTTATAGGATTAGTGTTCTTATCACTTATTAGAACATCTCTTAAAATCGACAGAAATGAAAGAAATATTAGATTACAGGAGGAATTATGTCAAGTTGATAAGGCATATTGTAAATGAAACTAATTGATGGGTGCCATTCATTAAAACTTGAGTGTGCACTCAGAGAATTAGGATTTGTAGATATCGGTTGGAAGTGTGTTGCTCATGCCGGTATCTTTTTTGTGCAACCAGTAGGGATACCTGATGATCCAGAGGGAGATCTTCTTGGATTTCATATTACAGTTCCGTATGCAAATGACTATAAAAAGATTAAAATGTTACAATCCGCACGAAAAGCACTTGACTTTGCACAAGGAATTGACTAGATATAGAGTAGTAATAATTTTATAAATGATTTTTCTATCAAATCCACAGGTATGGACATTATCAGGAACTTGGTCTGATAGAGCATTGAGTGCAACAGGTCTCACCAATATGGAATTAATAATGACAGTTGACACAATACTCTTGCCAGTTCTTTTTGTTGTCGGAATATTTGCTTTATCTACTAAAAAAAGAAAGAGAGTTTAAGCAATCATAAGCATTGCTTTTTTCAACTCTCTAGAGTGATTTAATTCATCTTGTGCAATCTCAGCGATCTTTGTATCTTCGGGATGATATGCACTATATTTTGTGTATGTCTCAAAGGCATGCTTTTCGATCTTCATGTTGATATCATAAGCGTTAGTAGGATCAAGAAGATAATACCCAACCATGATCCAATAATAAACCAAAACAAGATGCTTGGCAAAGAAACGGTCGATCCAATATTTATTGCCTTCCCTGAGTTCCATTTCTTCCAGATGTTCTGTTTCATTTAATGCTTGATAGAAGTGTTCCTTCATTAAGTATATATGATCTTCACCGCGAAGGCCAAGACTTTCGCGAAAATGTAACACACTGATAAATGAGAAGTAAGGTGCTCTTGCAATTACTTCCAATACCCAGAACCTTTGAAAGTCTCTACCTCTGTAGAGAAAGTCGAGGATGTAGATAGTAACATCCAAGACCCATGTGTTAAATTTTTTCATACCCAAGCGTAATTAATTGATGTGTAAACTGCTATACAGATGAATCCAAATAAGATAGTTGTTGATTTGATAGGTAGATTTTTCATTTGACCTCCTTGATTGAGTCCAATGAAAAAGGATGTTCGTGTAGATACGGAACATCCTCTCTTGCGTGTTTTACTGCTTCAAATGCGTCTTCCGCATATTCACCAATTTCATGGTGTTCATTTTTTTGGTCGTGCCAACTTAATGTGTAGTGGGACATGATAGTTTCAACTCCAGTACATTATTATTTAGTCTAACACACTAGGTATAAATACGCATTTATGTGTGGACTCCCACACCTATCATACTCTTTTTCTTCTTATCTTAACAATTGAAATACCTGCCATCAAACCTACGACTAAACCTAGAGATGCTATTGCAACTGTAGTGCTGAATACCAATTCAACTGGAACGAAAGGTTGTGTTTCCCAAGTGCCTGGTAATGTATATACTGATGGGTTTGAACCAAAAATCATTTTTCCTCCTCTTGTAAATCAGGTAGTCTATCCTCTACCCAGTGTTCTTTGTTGTCAATACCCGCAGCTTCAACGTATCTCATAATATGTTGATCTACTTGATGAAAGACAGGATGTAAATCTAAATCCATACGAATATCATGTGCAATCTCTGCAACCTGTTGCTCTGTTAGGCAATGATCAGGATGTAATAAATCACAACAAGGTATTCTTGATTCAATCAATTCATTCAAATTGATTCTTATTTCGTAGTCTTGGTAGACTGCCATTTTAATTATTTACTTTCTCTATGTATATTCTAGCAGAAAATTTTAGATTTGCAACTTAACAATTCTTATTTAAATCCTCTGCCATACTACCACCTATTTCTGCACCTTGATTTCCACTAAACATTGTTACCCAACCAGCAGCAACCCAACCAACAATGGGAATATTAGCGACGCTAGGAGCAACACTGGCACCAACACTTGAACCAACGAGCCTTCCTGTTTGTTCTGCTCCTCCGATTGCTTTGATACAGGCTTCTGATTTTTTGTCTCCTTCTGTAACTGTGGTTGATTTATTGTGTACTGCACCGTCCATCGTGTACTGCTCAACGACTTTAACTTTGTTATTAGCCAACCCAAGAAAGCCACCCTTAGTATTGCTATCCCTTTCCACACGCATTACTTTTGGATCGTTTGCTTTATAACTTATCTTATATCCATTATGTCCAACTTCTGCTTCATATGATGTATAAGGACCAACTGGTAAGTTGATACTTGGTAATTTACTTTGACGATTTGATAAAGAACCTATCATACCAATGTGAGATAAACCAATAAGTCCACCCAAACCGAGAGCGAACCATTTACCCCATTTCACTTCTTTCTTTTCCATTATCCTTTCTTAGGTGGTACTGAAGGTGCAAGAACCATTGGTGCTTGTTCTATCCTGATTGTTTGTGCAGGTGCTGTATTTGCTGCTTTCTCAATTAATATTTCCATATCTTTCTTGGATATATTTGCTCCTCCCCCTGATGCTGCATTCTTTTTCCTTTGTCCTGCTTCAACACCGAAAGTAGCTAGTACCCCCGTAAAGACCGAAGCTATGAAAGTTGGATCAATGTTTTCCTGTTTTGATAAACCAGGAAATTGAACATAATTTAATGTTAATATTCCACCCGCCCAGATCAAGATCCCAAGTCTTACAAAAGTACTTAGGATCGCCATCTGCTCTTCTTTGTCATCCATTGCCTCTTTGAGTTTACCTAGAGGACCTTTAGATTTTACTTCTTCTTTTTTAACTGCTTCAGCCATGGGATCGGTATGTCTATATTATATATAGACACTTAATCCTTAGAAACCTAATGGTATTGGTGACATAGGTGATGTAGGTTCATCTGGTGATGCAACAGGGTTAGATGGTGCAGGTAAACTTAATCCTCCAGTAACTCCACCTAATGCTCCACCACCGAGGTCTCCAAGACCACCAAGTTTTTCGGTAACTGCTTCCATTACCTTGCCTTTGACGCTATCGATAATCGCATCCTTGCGTATGAATACGTAACCGCCAAGACCAACAACGGTGAGAGATATAACACCACTTGCAATAGCGATTCCATTTACTATTTTCTGTAACATAATACTATTTAATACAAATTATATATCATACTCGCTACCCTCTCCCATATATTCAAGGGAAACGATATCGTGATTGACGTTTTTATCTTCTCTTAATAACCACTCTGCAAATTCTTGACGAATAGAAACTGCATCTTTAAGTTGTTCAATATCACCATCTGTACATAGTTCGTTCATTCGGTCTATTGACCAATCATAAGTAGTTCTAAGATTTTTCGTGAAACTGTCCATAATCCTTACGCATATAGCGTCCGAGTATGTTGCTATTATAATACATCGGTGTTCCGTCGTCAAGTGCTTCCATCAACACGTTATGTAAAAACAGTTGTTTTGTCTCTTCGTAATTTACTTTTCCAAGGGTTGTGTGGAGGGAGAGGATTTCTCTTCTGAAAGAGTCTTTTCCAATTTCTCTAATATCTCGTTTAAGGTCGTCAGAGCTTCCATAATATCTTTTCCAATCTGATTCGCTTGTGACTCTTCTCTTGCCTCCTTTAGGTTTTCTCTTTTGTACGAAGTATTTTCTTCCAATATATTTCCTTCCTGTGCTAATATTGGTGATGCAGTAAATAAACCCGTAATAGTCGCCAATATCATCAGAGGTAAAAGGACGACCTTCGTATATCCAAGGGTTTTCATAATCGACTTCCAAAGTAGTAATCATATATTAACACATTCATATCTATATATCCATAAATATCAATAAACGATTATATAAATGACTGTTTACAGAAAAAACATAACAATCAATGTCGGTGAGACTTTTAGTGAAGATTTAACACTAATGGGTGCTGATGGTTCTGGTGTTGTTGATTTAACAGGTTATTCTGCACAATCAAAATTAAGAAAGAGTCCTACAAATTATAGGTTTGCAGATATTCAAGTTGGTATTGTAAACCCATCTCAAGGATTAATTAATATTTCCATTGCAAGCACAATTACTAAATTTCTTCAAGGTGGTAGACACGTATACGATATAGTTTTAATCAAACCAAATGGATTTAAATCTGTTGCAGTTGAGGGTAATGCACTTGTAAGATCAGGTATCAACACTATGGTGCATTATTTTGGTTCACCATAAATAAAAATAAAAATATATGGCAGTTTTTAGCACTAACTTACTAATATACA